GGTTTGGCTGCAGACTCGTTCGATCTGACGCAGTAGGAACCCTTGGACCTGGACATCCCAGATGAGGTTCCTCCCGCTATGCGGGACTTCCTTTCACTGTAGATGTCCGAGGTCCTAGGGGCCCTGACTGAGGCCACGGCAGCCGCCGGCTCCCCACCTCGTGGGAGAGTCGCGGTCATCCGCGAGAGGGGACATAAGGTCCGCATTGTGACCGCTATGGAGCGGCACGTACTGATCCTTAGTCACCTCGCCCGTCGTCGTCTGGCTATCGGCTTACGCCGATGGCCGATGACCCGGGCCGCCATGTCAGGAGACACTGCGTCCTGTGGTGCCGAGCTCGTCGGGGCCACCGGTCAGGTGCTGTCGTCGGACCTAAGGGCCGCTTCTGACCTCATCCCGCTCGACGTCGCTAATGCGATCGTCGACGGGTTTGAGGATTCAGGGCGGTTCCTTGCGTCCGAACTGTTGGGGCTACGTCTTTCGACGTGCCCTCAGCGCCTGACCTGGCCAGACGGCGAGGAGCGCGTCACGAGCCGGGGGATCCTTATGGGTCTCCCGACCACGTGGAGCCTCCTCAACGTCTACCATGGGTGGTGCTGGGACGCCGCTGTTGCGGCGCTTCCGCTACCCAAGGTACCTCGAGCTCCCACGCAAGAGAGGGCCATTGCCCGCATATGCGGAGATGACCTCCTCGGCGTGGCTCCACGCAGCTCTCTCAACGCCTACGAGGACCGTCTACGGTCCTCAGGGGCTGAGTTTTCTGCGGGGAAGCACTTCAGATCACCGGACAGAGGGGTATTCCTTGAAGAGTTGTGGGAGTTTCGGGGTGAACGGAGAGTGATCCAGGCCGGCTTGCCGATCTGGAAAACTGTCCGTCGCTCCGGAGGAAAGCGGAGCCGCGTTCGTTACCAAGTTGGTAACGAATCGACTCATCTCTGGACGAGCGCTTTTCGCCTGCCAGTGATCCCCCTTCGGGGTCTGGTCATTGGCAGCGGTGACGAACAAGTTCCTGACTGGTTCGCCGCCAGCGTGGCCGAATCTTCGTATTTGGCCACCCGCGATCCGCGTCTCGTCTGGGCGGTTTCCCGCACACTGCGTCCTTCCCTCCCTGGGAAGTTCGCTGCTGTGGGAATACCTCCTTTCCTCCCTCGGGAGTTTGGAGGGGCCGGTCTCGCGACCAGCCCCCATGACAAACTCCTCGCCCCGAGCAGGCACCGTCGTGCACTGGCTACTCTCCTCTATGGTTCTGGCGACCATTCGTCACCTAGCGCGTTCCTGCGCGCTTGGAACGATAGTCGTCCATCTCCTTGGCGATCACTCGCCTCGGAGGATGTGGACCATTGGAGAGCAGCCATGAAGTACACGATCGCCGACCGCCATGGCCGCACGCGTTCCGGTCGACTTCTCCCACCCGATTGGGTGGGCCTCGTCGATCCGGAAGACCTCTTCGAGGACGCGGTCCGCAGGAAGTCCCTGGTTTACGAGCGTATGCTCGGCCCAGATCCAACTGCAGACCGCTTTCCGTCCATCGAAAAGGTCGGTGCGACTATCCGGCGGGTACGCGAGGACTTGGTGGCCAAGTGGCCGGGTGCAAACCCGGTTGCTAAGCCACTGTCCCTGTGCCTCTCCCGCTGGGCCGAGCTTCGTGCCACCCTCTACTTGTGGGTGCCGAAGTTCGTACCAGGTTCTCTTCAAGGTTGCCCCTCTTCTGGCGCAGCGCACTATAATAGTGCGCTCAGCCAGCCTCCTGGGAACCCTTTCCTACCAACCTGGCGGAACTTTGCCAGTTCCGCCGTGTCCCG